TAGTGGTTATTAGTTTATTGGTCATTCATGCCATGTTTGCTTAAAAGAACGACTTGCGGCTCTTGCGGTGACGGCGCGTCTTCTTGGCCGGCGCACCCATCGAGCTCTTCTTGTAGGTCTTCTTCGCCTCGAGAATGACCTTCTTCAGCCCGTCACCCTTCTTGTAGGTGCCGCGGTGCTTCATCTCCGACATCGTCTTCTTCACATGAGAAAGCCAAGGATTCGCCATTTTTGTTTAACCGCGCGAAATGAATCCACGGTCGTCAAGACTCCCTTGGGATGAACCCCGGGCGCCCAAGTGGTGTCGGACAGAGGTTCCACTGGCATCCATACGTATAGACGTCGTCCATGACCTTGAACTTTGAAAAGGCTTGGTCAGGTGCGACAATCGCAATGTGGGACTGCGTGAACTGACGCAGCTCCTGTGGCTCACGTGGGTAAGCTGCCTGCTGGTAGCTGAGGCGGCGCAGATGGCTCTCATTCCACGACACATTCACTAACGGCTCGAGCTCTGTGCCGCGCGCCTCATTGCCCGAAACAATCACCACCTTGTCCGCCAGTGCCTCGAGCGGTGTTTCTTCGATGGAACCCTGGAACAGCTGCTTTCGTACCGTGGTCTTGAGGTGGTGGGCCACACGATTCGCGGTGAAGCTCTTGTCTGTATGAAGGACGAGGCTCAGAATCAGAGGATCCCGCGACGGAAACGCCTTCTGAAGAATCGTCACGCAGCACGACTCGAAGGTCCGATGCCGAACCTGGTCATAGTTAGGAACCAATGCAACAACTGGCTCGTCCTGTGCGTCTGAATAGATGTGGAGCTCGAGTAAGCGAAACCCCTTTGCTAGCGCGCCCTCAATGTCTTCGAAGGTGCTTCCCTGAGCATAATAGTCAACCAGTGTCTTTCCACGGTCCTCGTGGACTGGCTCTTCTGTAGACGCAAGGATATAGCCTGCCGTAACCAGTGCTCCGACCACAATCAGCGGTTCCATTACGTAGTGTCCTTACTTTTTTGGGGCGCGAACAACGATGGGACAGATGCTCCAAGCACAACTTCGTCGTGATAGCGCAGACGGTTTACGTCATCATCTGTAATCCGCTTGTTCATCGGAAACTCCATCAGACATGCGTAGTGGAAATACAGGCAATACATTCCACACTCCGACTCCTTGAACTGATGCCGCGTAGTGTTGTAGGTCAGCTTCATCGGTGTTTCGTTGGGGTGAATCGCATCCCACTGGTCCTTCCAGCGAAACATCAATCGCTGAATCTCCTTCTCCGGCTTGCTCGCGTAGGAGTCAAAGTAGGTCATGCGAGGATACTGCAGCTCATCTCGCATGTCGAGGAAGGCGGCAATCCAGTGTTGGCCCGGTCCATCGTGAACATCCGTGTTGAAGACGATTCCAATACGCCGAATCCCCTTCTTGTAGAGGGTGGCCAGCTTCATCGAGCACAGCGTAGACACGATGCACTTGGACATCTCAGACTTCAGGTCGAAGTCAATCGGCACACAGCCTACGAAATGATAGTCTTGGATGACCTTCTCATATTGACGCTCAACCTTATCAATATCGTCAGACGACAGCCACTCGGTCGGGTTCTTCTTCCATGAACTCGGTGCACGAGGACGCTTCATCATCGAGCTAACGATGCAGGCCGGTGCACCGGTCTTACATTTCGAATGAAGGCGGCTCTTCAATTCGGACCATATGGCGGTAACCCCCCGCTTCTGGATTTGAGGTTCAGTTGGGTGCTCTTTGTTGTAGACGGTTCTCAACCGTTCAATCTCATCTTCGTCGAAGAGCATCTTGCTTAAAACGGATACTTTCCTTGCGAGGTGAATCATCTTCACAATGGACGCTCTTAAGGCAATCCTCTCCAAGTACATTCGCATCAACAAGAACCTATCCGAGCTGAATGCTCAGGCATCTGAACTTCGCGACAACAGGCGCACGGTCGAGTTGGATCTCGTAGCCCTGTATGCACATGCAGAGTTACCAGACCAAATTCATCTGAAGGAGTCTGAACTAATGTTTAACGTCAAGCGCCCGAACAAGTGGAAGAAGGGTTGGACACTGTCGAAGAAGGACCTGGAGCTCTATCTCAAGGATATTCTGGGTGACCGTGGGTCTGAGGTGATGAAGGAGATTGTGCGTCGTCACGAGCCAAAGCTGATCGCAGACGACTTCGGCTTCGAACTGAAGTCATCCGGCTCCTCCTCCGACACCATGTCCGACAAGTGAGTGCTTGACCGCGACACCTTTAGAGTTCCAAGACGACCATAGAGTCTGGCTAGACCTGCTAGACCACATCCACACACAGCAATTCCAACGATAGCAACAATCCCAATTGGCTCCATTACTTTTTCGGTTGCGGCTGCTTGTAGACCGTTTTTAGGGCTTCGTCAATTTCGCGAAGGAGTTTGGTCATATCTCGTATATGACGTGACGCCTCAAGGGTGTTTTCAGCCGGCAGGAATCCATGCTGGACTCGAGTCACTGCGACTGAGAGTAGTTGCTGCTGTTCGACCACTTGAAGCGCCAATGTCGAGAGCTGTTTTCGCATCAATGCCGAGATATGTAAGGGACGGAGAAAATGTTTAAACTCCGTCATCCTCTCGTGAGGTGAAGTATTCTCGCATCTTCGATTCCACACCCTTGTCGGTAAGCTCCCAGACACCGTCTGCGTTAGGTTCGACAATCGACCGCACATCGCGCACATCATTGAGAATCTTGTGCCGGTCCACATACTTGCGGTTCTTCGCAGTCCCGTGCCACAGATGATATACCGTGCCGGTTGCACAGGCTAGCTTAGGCAAGACCATCTGCGAATACTCCATGTAGGACGGAACTAGCGCCGGGTGAACGTATCCCACTGGGAACTTTATGTTCATCCACGCAGCTGTCGACATCGTATCTCCGCTGCCCGTGATTCCATGCGTGTAGAACCCAACTTCCCTGAACCACTTTCGCTGGAAGGCCCACGCGAATCCTGGATGATAGTTGTGATTGTAGAGGTTGAGGCGGTTCATATACGCAACCGATAAGCGTGTTTGTACCAGCTTCGTGTAGGTGCTATCCAGCCACACGCAGGATGCGAACGGTTGAACGACTTCATAGGTTGTGAGCAGGCGTGAAACCTCTTCATACCAACCGGGATGTCCGAAGATTACATCGGCATCCATGAAGAGCAGCTTCTTGTAGTAGCAGGGAATGCGCTTTTCCAGCAAGCCACAGAGCACCTCCTTGTGGAACAGCACGCTGTTTCCCTTCACATGATACGCATCGGCGAGTTCAGGCTCGTGGTCATCGAACGTCAGTTCAAGCGTATAGTAGGGTATCTTCGCAAGCTTCAGCTTTTCGACAGTGTAGAAGTAGTTCATGAGCATCTTCTTGGAACGCGCCGGGTTGAAAAACACGAAGCAAACCGCCATATCTTTGCGCTTGGGGATCTCGTAGCGACAGGCTGCGACATCTACAATACAGGTTTCAAGTGGAGGGGCTGTTTCAGGGGTGCGGGCGACATTATAGGCGAATGACTGGATCTGTCCCATTACTTATACGTTGCGTTTTCGATATTGGCCTTTTGCTCGAGATACTTCTCTTGTAGCCGGCGCATCTTGCGCTTGCGAGAGAGGGCATACATACGCTTGTTCTGCTTCTTAGTCTGGTACAGTGACTTCACTGCCTTCTTGATCCCGAGGAAACCACCGCGGACCCGACGTGTCTTCATTGTTATGAGCGGATAAAAACGAATTTACCCGCTGGAGGAGAAGGGAACTCATGTACTCGCCTTACAATGCCTCCAATCGAACCTTTACCGAAGACGATATCCACCGCATTCTACGCCGTCACGGACTCCCTCATTATCGGGTGTCTAACCGCCGCGTCTTCCAGACTGCAATGGTTCACACCACCTACGTTAGACGCTCTGAATACACCACGCCTGATGGAGAGCCGGCCACACTTGCCCCCTGTCCATCCGGTGTTATGCCCCTCCAAGACGAAAGCTACGAGTGTTTGGAATTTGAAGGCGACGCAGTACTCGGCGCCTGTATCGCGACATATCTACGCAAGAAGTTCCCCGAGAAGAAGCAGGGATTCTTGACGGACGCCCGTAAGGAGCTCGTCAACAATGACCGTATCGGGGGCTTGTCGAAAGAGTTGGGATTGAATAGGTTCTACGTGATCTCTCGCCATAACGAGGACTCGGTTGCGATTGCTGGGCGAACCAACACCAAGAAGCTGGGCGACATCTTCGAAGCGTTCTTGGGTGCGCTGTGGACAGACTGTGGAAACAGGTTCAATATCGTGTATACCTTCGTGACCACCGTGATGGAGGCGTATCTCGATGTGGATGAGATCGTGAACTCGGCCACGAACTTCAAGGACCTGTTTCAGAAGTATTGTCAACGCGAGTTCAAGTGCACCCCGGAGTACGAGATGCGATCCAATGACCCGAAGAAGAATGAGATTGTGGTTGCAGTCATGGTGGTAGGAAAGGTCTATGGGATTGGCGCAGGGACCACGCGCAAGAAGGCAGAACAGATGGCATGTCAAGAAGCCCTTACACGAGTCGGGGCAGTCGCCGCTTAAAGGAACGACGACCAGAACCAAGATTTATCCCCTCCTTTACGCCCAGCTCTTCAGGTTTCGTAGCTTTCGCGATATCCGCCATTTCAGGGCGCCCCTTGAAGTCGGGCACGGGTTCTGCGGCTTCCCTCTTCAGATATTCAACAACCTTTTTGCGTCTTGACTCGTCTGATTTGAGTTCCGGTAACAGTGGGCCGCCATCATCTGTATCCCACTCGGCTACCGCTCCTCCTGCAGGAGAAGGAGGAGGCACCTTAGTGATAGTTTCAGCAGCACGTTGTTCTTGAGATTTTCCACCGTTTCGGGCATCGTTTGTAGTCTTCCAATATGCGTCGGCTTTGGCGATATCTTCCTCCATCGTGCTTTCAACAATCAGGCTGTATTTAAGAAGGATTGCGCGCACCTGTTCGGCTGAACATGTGGGAGGTGTTACGTGGATGGCTGTGAGTAACTCCTTTGCAGCCCGTGAAGCTTGCGTAAACTGCGCACCATTTGCAGTGCAATCGTGGAGAGGCTTGAGGACAGAGAGGATATCAAAGATTCGGGCTAGTTGGTGGTATCGCGTCTCGTACATCGGCTCTAGGTAATACAGGTCTACAGCGCTTGAACCAAACTGTACGGTTCTCTCCGTCTTTGTAGCTTCGTCGTAGTCTAGTTTGTTATCAATCTTGTACAGGTTAATCCTGGTATTGGTCTCCTTTGCTATCATTCGCGAGTTCCTGTCCTTGAGCCTGTTGTTCTCTGGCTTCGTTGGGTCGTAACTACTTGTATCAAGCCACTTACCAAAGTCTGCTATCTTCTCAAACTCCTTCTGGAAATACCTAGCAAGGTAGAAGAATTGCCCATACCTATTATGGAAGTCATGATTGGCAGCAAAGTCTAGCATGTTAGTACGTAACACTCGCTCGTTGTAACGTTGGGGAAAACTAACCTTGTAATTGGTGTGCTTCTGCAGATAATCGCGAATCTTAGAGCGCCCGAAGTCATGAATGACTGTGGTTCCGTCATCCATTAGTGCGGCATTTCCCATATGAAGGTCATTGTGGATAAACCGCCCATCAATGTGAAGCAGTGTCTTCAAGATGTCCTTGATAGGTTCAACTTTACTCTCGTCAGGCAGTCCGTAGATGTTAATTCTTTGGTGACAGGCTAACAGACCATACCATGGCTTGGTGTCTTTTCCGTTAACCGTTATATACCCAAGTTGGTCCTTCAATTGGCTAGCAGGGACACTCTCATAGGTTCGCTTGATGTCTACGGAGTAAACGCCTACAAATGTATTTGTGTGCATTTTGATGTAGCTATCCAGATACGGACCCGTACCCTGTCCAAGCCACTCCTTAATGGTCCGATGGATAGCCATTTCTTCACCCTTTGCAGGGACTAACCGAACAACAGGGCGAAGTGCGATAAATGTATCAAACAAATCCCGCTCTCCTGCGACTGGGACAGGATAGTCATTCAACACCCACGCCTTGTCCTCATCATCGTATTTCAAGTTTTTATACGTGATGAACCCCTCGTGATAGAACACCGGTGTATCCGCACCCATCGCAATCATTACACCGCCCTTCATGGGCTGGGTCTTCAGGATGCCATCTCGACACTTGACCTTCTTGAGTGTGCGCCCCTTGCTTTGGAGGACCGACTTGGTGCAGATGGCAATCGCGCCCTGCTCTGGTGTGGACCCTTTGCGTGCCTTCAAGGTCTTCTTGACCTTCTTGATACACCTACAAAACCGCTCGACCTGCGGTTCCCTCATTGTTCAATCACAGAAGAATATATCCTCGCAAAAGATAAACACAATGGGTGGAGGTCTTCTTCAACTTGTCGCCTATGGTGCTCAGGACGCCTATATCACTGGAAACCCGCACATCACGTTTTGGAAGGTGCTCTACAAGCGCCATACCAATTTCGCGATGGAGGCGATGCGCGTGAACTTCACGGGTGCACCGATGTACGGTCAGCGCTCCGTCGTGGTGGTGAACCGTAACGCCGATCTCATGTTCCGCACCTACCTCGAGGTGACGCTGCCCGACACGCGCAAGACCGCTACGGGTGCCGCCAATGACGTGCTCTGGACTGCGGGTGGCCGTCGCCGCCTCGGCTACCTGCTCATCCAGCAGGTGGAGATCGAGATTGGTGGCCAGGTCATGGATCGTCACTACGGTGAGTGGATGTACCTGTGGGAGTCGCTGTCTTCGCCGTATGACCAGTCGGTTCGCCTTGACCAGATGCTCGGCGCCAATGTGGCCGGCACCTACTCCACCCCGGCCGGCTGCAACGGCCGCCCGGCGGTTCTCTACATCCCGCTCCAGTTCTGGTTCTGCCGCAACCCTGGCCTGGCGCTGCCGCTCATCGCTCTCCAGTACCACGAGGTGCGCCTGAACTTCATCTTCCGTCAGGCGACGGACCTGGTGCAGAACACATATGATGGTACGAACCTGTGGTCTGGCGGTGTCGCTGCCGCTGCCCAGGCTCTACCCCGCTTCAAGGATGCGGCGGTCTACGTGGATTACATCTACCTCGACACGGATGAGCGCCGCCGCTTCGCCCAGCAGACGCACGAGTACCTGATCGACCAGCTCCAGTATGGTCTTCAGCAGTCCATCACGACCCAGAGTGCTCGCCTGGATCTCACGCTCAACCACCCGGTCAAGGAGCTGGTGTGGGTCTACCAGGATGCTCGCGTGCTCGATTGCTCGCTGGTTGCGCCCGTTTCCAGCGGCGGCCTCGGCACCAACAACACCCAGCCCTTCCAGTATGCGGATATCGCCAACCGCTGCCGCCTCCAGCTCAACGGCCAGGACCGCTTCGACGAGCGCTACGGCGACTACTTCTGGAAGGTTCAGCCCTACCAGCACCACTCGGGCGGCGCCTTTGAGCCCCACGCGTTCACCCAGCCCGTTGGTCAGACGGCGCAGGGAGCAGTCTACGTGGTCTTCACTGCGGCTGTTACGTATAACAGTGTAACCACTGGAGCCATTTCTATCAAGGCGAACACGGGTAGTGCAGCTCTTGCGACGATTGCCGGACAGCAGCTGACGATTGTGAATTCGACATTCAACACTGCGTTCGCGACACCGTCTACGGACATTGGCCCTGCCGCCGAGGCTGTTCCGGCCGGCACGGTGATTACGGTTAACGCAACGACCAGCGTCGGCACCTTGGGCACTGCTGCTGTGGGCACTGGTACCGCAACGTTCTACGCGATCTATGATCCGAACAGCGTCATCGCCGACCCGGTCACGGGTGGTGCACTGGGTTTCCAGCAGACGAACTCAAATGGCTCGACGTCTGCGCTGGTCAACGGCCAGGTGGTTGCAGTCTCGGGAGTTGGCTACACCCAGTCGATCAACCCGATCAACGTGTACTCGTTCTCTCTCGCGCCGGAGGAGCACCAGCCCAGTGGTTCGTGTAACTTCTCGCGCGTGGACACCACGACCCTGGTGTTCGATTCGATTACGGGTGCGGACGGCAAGGCGCTGGCGCCTGGCTCCTTCCCGAGCAAGAACTACCCGTACCTGTTCCGCATGTATGCCGTGAACTACAACATCTTCCGCGTCATGAGCGGCATGGGTGGCCTGGCGTACAGCAACTAAGTCCTTCGCAGATACGGAACCACAAGCAGACCCAGAAGAACAATCAGTACCACAGTATCGAACACGCCGACGATCTTCTTATACTTGACCGGCAGCTCATGGGTTCCAGGAGGCACACCGCCGTAAGGCTTGGCCCATCCGATCAACCCACCTAACAGCGTAGGGCCGAGCTTGTCGTTGCAGTCGTAAATGTAATCATACCACGCCATCAACACATAGGCAGTCATTGCGAGAACAAATGCAAGGACTGCTTCATGTTCCCATGCCTTCGGGTGCGGCATCCAGAATACGAACAGAATGAACAACGCAAAGACGATGCATTTTTCATTCAGATAGAGAGGGGTGCCGAAGAGTCCACCGCCCATTTATACTTTCAGGTCAGTTTTTGTGATATCCGTGTTGGGTGTGCAGCTTCCAATGCCCCTCGTCTGTTGCATCATAATCGGCGCTGGGTTATCTGCTCCTGGACAGTTCGCATGTTCGTGACCTAAGATGTGACCCATCTCATGCGAAACTACGTATTGGCGATACCCATCGAGCGTCTGGCCACTCTTCGATGACCCATGTAACCACCTCATCGCATTCAGATACATGTTACGACCTCCCACTTCTGCACAGGACAGATTCTCTGGTAACCCACACGTCTTCGTGATGGTTGCGGGCGACGACAACCGAATCGTCACATCGGGCTTGTTCTTCACCAGTTCAAAGCGGTATCCATGCGCCTCCCACCCGCCTGGGTCGGCTAAGTAAATCTGAAGTAACTCCGCAAACTCCTCCTGCGAATACCGGACATCCGGATCCACACGAGCGACATACCTGATCTTCATTGCTTCTAAGAAACGAAAAGTCTGACGCCAATTCAAATCAATTCAATGCCTCTCGTCAAGTGCGCTCACTGCAAAAAGCGGACACACCTCACGTTCACATGCCATTGTCCCGCGGTCTTCTGTTCCAAGTGTCGTATGCCCGAAGTCCATGAATGTAAAATTTATCAACCTGCGAAGGTTGTGCTAGAGAAAGTTGAAGCCGATAAGCTTACTCGATGTTAAGAAGCTCCATGAATACACCCATGATCTTTGCTGTATCCCTGCCCTCGTAGGTACTGTTGAGGACAGACATCACGATCGCATTGTCGCGGATGATGATCTCTAAATCCAGGATCTCGTCGAAGAGGCCCTTGAAGTTGACGATCCAGCGAGGTTCGTTCTCTGGAGTGTTGTATGCTCTAGCGGAGGCAGCACCGCGGACAAGGTTGTGAAGACGGTCGAGTGCATCTGATACTGCGTTGTCGATATTGATACTCATTTTAGCTGATCCCCTTTTGCTTGGCGGGACTCGCATTCGTTTTCAAAAAATGGATTTCTCAGACACAGAATAGGAATACCTCAATGGCTTCTCTTCCTATGCGCGTTTCTGCCGTGTCTGACGCTATCGAAACCGTCGTCCCCTACGAAATGACTCACTCTGTTGCTGCGGCCCTTCGCGTTCCTGTCTTCACATACATAACCCGCGAAGACCCGGTCTACATGACCGTGGAGCAGTTCTTCATGGGTATCGCAGAGGTCACAAAGGGTAGTCCTGACCACGACCGCATCCTTGACCGTCTGCCTGGGTACCTGTCTTCGCATGTGGGCGGCCTCTACGATGACCTCCTCGCCTTACGGGCTGAGATCTCTAAAAACGAAAAGACAATCATCACGGCAGGACGGTAATCCCCCCTACGACTATACAATGCCTATCTGCAACTTCATCCAAGCCAACACTCATCAACCCTGCCGAGTACATTGCCACGACCGTCACTGTGGCGTCCACACACGCCCTGCTGAAATGTTAGGTCCCGTTCGTCCAGGTGGCTGCGAACACTACCGCACTGGACCGTATCGCTGGTGTACCCACAATGCCGTAGACGGTGAACGACTCTGTAGAAGGCACGTAGACCAACGTGATTTCGATGCCCGCGAACGCCGTATCCAACAAGATGCGAGATGGGGACTGCTCGCGGAACAGCGTCAGCAACCTGCCCGACATGTCGACATCCTTCAACGCATGGCGGTAGCAGCGGTCATTCCCGACCTACAACGCCTGGCCCAAGACTCCCAGAACGTCCACACGCCTGCGGTCAACCGTCAGACCAAGGCGGGTGAGGACCGCCTTCTCGCAGTCGCAACGGATGGGCGTCAGGTCGGTCTTCGCATCCTCCGAGTCTTCTCTGCTCGAGCGGGCGTATTACGCGACGTGTTGTACGTCATGAATGACGTCAACGACTGGTATAACAGGACAATGATCCGCGTTCCAGGTGACCGCCTCTATGGACGCCTCCTCGAAGGTCTTTGGGCTCTCATCGACAGCCAGCCACGCGAAGTCAAGAGCGAGCTGATTACCCGCCTCTGGGAAGAGATGTCTGAGTCTGTCGGCCTCTGCACCGAGGGCCACATCTCCCGCCTGGTCAACGTCATGGTCGGCTTTGACGACAACTTCAAGCCACCCGTTTCACTGGGCGAGGTCCTTCAGACCAAGATCGCAGCCATCGCTGCGATGACCATCCCTACGTCAGGCAAACTGTCGCAAGCCCGAGCCTTCATGACCGATCTCGGTCTACCCGCCTCTGAACAAGCCCCCTGGCTTGAGGCCCTTGAGTAACTCACTCACCCCAAAATTTTTACATCTGAAAACGAATTCACAGACGTCACATAATGACTAGAAACACCTTCGCTTTCAGAGAATCCTAAAAATGAAATGCTCTATCTGCAATCGCGAGGGACACATCAATCATTCGTGTACAATGAATACTCCGGCATCAGAAAGTGGGAAAGTCAATAGTCAGTGGAAGGCTTATAAGGAACATATTGAGAGCCATCCCAATTACAAGTTTATACCAGAGGAAGTGAAGAGAAATTGGACATGTGTATCGAAGGGTGGTACGAATCCTAGGAAGGCTTATTGGGACGAAAAGCAGAAAGAACTGATAGAATCGGGGGCAATCCCTCCACAATCCTCGCTCGTGAACGTCGCGCGCCATGTACATCCTACAAAGAAGCACACGTGTGAGAAATGCGGAGCTGAACACTCTATATACTTCATATATCCAACCAAGAACACATGGAAATGGCTGGCTCAGATTGGCGTTGAGCGCAGCGAACAGAATATATTCGATATTTACGCTGCAAGCGATAAGAAGCAGGAGTTTGAACGTTATTTCGGACTGCCCATCCACGAGCTTGAAACTCAGTGTAATAATGATCGGTATACGGGTTCTAAGCTATCACCTGGCGTCCTTGGTAATCCTCCCGATAGACTTGATGGATTTCACTCATACAACAGTATCTGCGGGTGCAGGTCTATGCACGACAAGGGACGCGGTGAGGCTAATATGAAATCCTACACCCGCGATAGAAGGGCGTATGAGCTGCTATCTGATGGAAACTGTCTGCAAGCAAATGCCTTAATGGGAGGACTTAATACAGTTACGGCGCAATGTTTCAAGTGTGGGAAGGTTGAGAAGATGACTGCAGACCATATTGGACCTATCTCGTTGGGGTTTGTCCACGATACAGTAAACTTTCAGGCCTGTTGTAATGCATGCAACAGCAATAAGAATAATCGAATGACGAATGAAGACGTGGGAAAGATTAAGGCGATGGAGGGAGCTGGTAAGACACTGGTGTCTTGGTGGGCAGCAGATGCATGGGAGAAGAATAAGGACAAAAATATCGCTTCGCTACGAAGCGCTCTTGATGATAATACGAAGAAGTTCCTATGTATTATGGTGTGGTTGAAGATGAACAATCGGAGCGTGTTGGAAACGTTCGTCGATGAATTCTACATGAATCACGACAAGTCATATACTATTCGTAACATAGAGATTTCAGGTGGTGTTATTACGTTTGAACACACAGAGAAGATATCGTCGAAGAAGACGAAAAGTGCACAGGTCAAGCGAACTAAACAGATTCTGTTGGAGATAAACGAGAAGGCGAATAGGAAAAATAAGGTTTGCTTGTCTACGGCCGAGCAAGCGTATTTGAGCGATATTCGTGTTGATACGTTCAAGAATAAGATTTGTAAAGTGCTTGCAGGCTTATAGTGTCGGATAAATAGTTAACATAAGGACTGATTATTGAGCTCGAGAGTTCAAATCCTACACTCTCCTCATATGGTTCTAAGAACCCAATCGCATCTCTGATGCTGATATATTTTTCCTTCTTAATCACCGGTAGAGGTTGATCATACTGTTTATGTATATGACCGATTATGAACACTCGTTCTCGTTTCTGGGGAACAGCGAAGTCGCATGCGTTCAGTTTGAATATGGATACCTTGTATCCTAGGGTTGTTGCGATTCCTTTGATCTCATCAATCACTAGTTGTTTCTTCTCGTTTTTCATAGATAGGATTCCCTTGACGTTTTCCATCACAAAGCACTCTGGTTTGTAGCGCTCGATCATATCGAAGTAATCAACATACAGCTTGTTCCTCTTGTCTTCGCTATCCCTATTTCCGGCCAATGAGAATCCTTGACAAGGAGGGCCACCTATTATAACCCCAATCGCGACTCCCTCTAGGGCTTCTTTGATTCTATCCTTGACCTTGCTATCACAGATGTCGCCTATGACGTACGTTGTGTTCTTATGATACTTCGTGTTCTCCTTTTCATTTGCTAACTTAGCGTCAAGTTCATTCGATACTACTATTGCAAACCCTTCTTGGCTAAACCCGATCGACATGCCTCCAACACCTGAGAACAAATCCAATGTGTTCTTGTTTATGATGTCGTTCTTGATGACGCCTGCAATGAATCTAGCTAGTATGGGAGGGACTGCGTTTCCTATCTGTTTGATGGCTGAGTTCTTATTGTCGCTGAACTTGAAGTCAAGCGGGAAACTCTGAATGATACCGGCTTCTCGAACGGTAATCATTCGATCTTTCGCAGGGTGTAGATTTGAGCTATTAGGCAACCTTGAGAATTGCGCGGTGATTGTAAACCCCGGTTTGGTATAGTCTAACCTGCCGTACAGGGTCGTCCTCCCTCCCGTTTTCCTAATGTTCGTCAATCGCTTGGAAGCCGTAATCGTTATAGGAATGTCTTTCCAGTTACCACCCGGTTTAATATGGCTGGACATTGTTAGCTCAAGATTGCTTAGCTTTTGAGATACATGATTATAAATGGTCACCGCTTTAGGAGTTCCGAAATACTTGCTAACGAACTCATTATCCAGGGCATATAACTCGTAGATTCTGGTTTCTCGTTCACACGCCGACATATTCTCTAGCTCTACGACGCTATCGAAGATGTCCGGTAACGGGAGGTTGTTAAGTTCGTTGATACTTACATGGTTGTTCCCAGAGAACAAGTCAAAGTAACGCCTAATCACGTTGCTGTTCAGAATATGATTCATTGTGTGAATATATCTGTCGTCCACCATGATGTAGTTACAGCTATTACTGATAACAAACGTAGCATCCAGAATCGTGAACGTCAGTCTATTCTGCGAGTTCATATTGCAGATCTGCTGACATACTAGCTTCCTGTTCGTGATGTTGATTTTCTTCTCTTGAACTGTTTTGCTTGAAATGTACTCGGTAATTGAATCCAAGGACTGAATCGTCCTGCCTCTTACGAGTGGATGTTCTGTTTTTTCGGCAGTGATCACTGGTTTGTCGAGCGTCACGTCAATGTTTCCTCTTCCGCATTTCACGATAGATTGATAGCTCTTAAGCTTGGGGAATGTCTTGAGTTTATCAATGAACTCTGAGTCTAGGTCTGTTATGGGAATGATAGAATACTCATTATCCCTTATGCGATTTATAGCGAGGACCTTCGAGTTATTCACAACGATATCCCCATTGTATTCGCATGTATGGTAGTGGATGTTTTTAGATTGAGCCCTTGTGATGTCTACCACACATATACTCTGTGTAATATTGGGAAATACACTGGTCTTCTCGGGGAATCTGAACACATTCTCAATAGATAGCGTATCGAGTATATGTTTCCTGATATCGAAACACGATATGTTAGTAAGCAGTTGTGACGGACAAATCACGATCGCATGCCCATCATCCTCTAATAGAGAAGTGATCCGTTCGATGGATACAATATATGTGTCCATCATACCGCTCACCGAATGATGATAATACTTCAGGTCCTTGAGTTTTTTCTTGTAGCCGACGTTTGATTTCAGGTTTATGAAGGGAGGGTTTGAAAGCACAATACTAAACGTATTGGTCAGCGCAGCTATGTCTAGTAACCCATCGCTTACGCGGAAATTATGAATATACTCGTCAACGGCTATAGGTAGTGAGTTGTTCTTTATCCAGCAGTACAGCTTCAACTTGAAGACTGTGATTGCGGCTTCATCAATATCAATGAACACTGCGTTCCGAATAACGCTTCGGATGATTGCATCGTTATGTTTAGTTTTCAACAGGTCAAGATAGCTCATGAACAGATTACCTGTTCCACAGCAGAAGTCAAGCGTTGTTGTCTTGTCGTGAATGTTGATATCCACTTTATTTAGAATAGCCGTGAAGAACTCGGGGTTAGTGTAGTATACACCAGTTGAATGATCAAACTTATTCACGCTGCATAGCTGTTGATATAGCTCGGTAGTTTCTATTGCTGTTCCTGCAATTACTCGCTGTAACAGTGACTCGGGTGTAGCGTCATCTGAAGGCTTGGGCGACAGTATCTCAACAAGGTCACCCTTCTTCTTACCACTGTAGCCCTTGATACCCTTCTCCTTACAGATCGCAATCAACTCTTCGCGAGTTTTCGTCGAATAATCAATTGTGGGTTCCTGCATCGATACTGTTGACGTGGTGTCGACCTTTACAACACCATCATTCGTTTTTTGAGGGTATTCTTCACCCTTCCACATTATGATATACCCTCGTGAAACCTTAAAGCTCGTCCATAGTGAGTAGGGTCAGACAATCCATTTTTCTGAAAACGAATTGTTCGCAGTTACGAAAGGTTGGTGAGCCCCCCGCCCTACAGTATCATACTCACACTACTACAATGTCTTCGCTCAACAACCTCCTCAAGCAGCA